GCAGGTCGCTGAACGGGTACACGAACTGTGAGAAGTCACGTTTGTCGGGTCCGTTGATGGTGCTGATGTTCCGTGGGTCTTTGCAATTTGCATTGGCCTCGCGCTTGCTAAAGCACTTGAACTTGCGGAGGGGGGTCTCGAGCTCTGATGCTTCGAGTATCCGCCGCTGTGTGGGTCTGCTCTGTTGTTCGTACACCCGGCTCAGATCGCAGGGATCGAGACTGTGGGCGTCCGGCACGAGCAGTTCCGCAAACTCCCGCATGCACTCGTCGATGTACGCTGTCAACTTCAATGGTGGCATCTGAAGATCGGTGATACGAGTCTTGATGCACCATTGCTCGTTGGCAAGCGTGTCCGATGGCGCGAATGCCCCATGGATGACTGGGGACATAAAGGCGGTGAGCGTGGGTTTAGCGTCCAGGTCTTGGACGTCGGACACCTTCTGATACATGCGGACGGCCTCCTCTACAGGGAAGACGTACGCGCGTTCCGCTCGAGGGAACTGCGTCAGATGGTATGCGAGAAGCGGCGTGCTAGCTACACGCCGTTGGACTATGTCACCGTCAGGGATCATGCTCAACACGGATGACTGGGTCAACTTGACGGTTTGGTACTCTGCCAGGGTGGCAATAGCGTCGTCAACGCGCGACGGGATGGTCGCGCATGCGTGTGTTCCGGCAATCGCGGTCGATACTTGGAGGTCGTTCTGCCCTTGGATGTATATACGGGTGAACTTACCATCGACCGGTTGGTACCGGGAGAGCGGTGTGTTGCTGACAAGCGTGCTGAGCGCGGCGTTGAAGCCCGCCCAACGGGCCACTGGAGTCAAGTTGATCAGGTAATGGTCTGAAGAGACCTTACGCCTGTCAACTAGGTAGGACGCCGTCTTGTAAGTAAACCCTAAGAAGGTTTTGCTCACGCGCAGGCTGTCCAACCCATATGTCCACAGTGTATGCCGATAGTGCCCACCTCCACTCACCACGTAATTGACGGTTTGATCGTCCATGAACGTGAATGAGTAGTCCGCGCGTGTCGCAGCGGCTGCATCTGGTTGAAAAGTATACAGGATGGTTGGCTGAAAGTTGTCAGCCAGGGCGCTATGCATGTCAACGTAGTAGTCTACGTCGACCATTGCAATCATGTGCTCGTCGCAGGGGGACGTGGCAGCATGGTCGGCATTGAAGTCCTTGTCCCAGAAATGGATTCTGGAACCTTCGTAGCCTCTTCGCTGGTTGGAACGAGAGGTTTGGAAGAAGAAGGGTCGAAGTCCAAGGGCCGACGCAAACCGCGCGCAGAAGTTGCGCGCGGTGGTTCGCGAAGCCGCACTAACACCGTGCGTGTGCTCGGTGTTAACGCGGGCATGGATCAGATCCATGGCGTTGAACTGGGACCGCTGAACCTCCGGCCGGAAGGCCGGAAGCTCAGCTTGTGCACTGAGGTATCCTGAAACTAAGCGTTCCAGAAACCCCGTCGCCTTCGACTTACGTCGCCATAAGATAGGTATTATGACGATAAGGCAGGCGGTGCTACAGCAAATTGCTGTCTTGGTTCCATGCTTGGACATGGTTACGACTGTCAAGATTTCTCTTCTTAACTCAGTGTGTGACGGTTTACGTACAGCTGCTGGGTGAGGAGTGGATTAAGT